ACACACGAACTACCATCAGATATACAACCTGTAAACATGCACACTTTGTCCAGCACGAAGTTGTGCGACAAAGTTCTAGCATGTATTACAGAACGATATATCTGTGGTGACGAGTAGGCATATTCAGAGATCGAAAGGAGATCTATCATGTCTACAATCAAAAAAAACTCATACAGAATCATGTCTGATATAGCTGAGTCTATCAAAGAGGTACTAGAAGTAAGGTATCAGATAGACTTTTGGTACAAGGACAGGACCTTAGACGACAAAGATATAGATGGAATTATCATATCAGAAGGAGGATCTAGGGATTCATGGGGAATCACCATAGAAACAGAGGATGATGAAGGTAAGGAATACACTATGGATATAGGTATCAGAATGAAGGAGATCAAATAATGGACTATGAAGCTAAAATACACGAACTACTAGATGAAGCCAAGATGGCAGAACTAGCAGGAGATCAAGAATGTGCAGAAGCATGTAGAGCAGAAGCACAATGGTTATCAATGCAAATGGATGACTATAACTTTGACGAACTCAACACAGACTTGGAGGTAGTATAATGACTGAGTGGAGAATACAAACTAACGACTTACAAAGTATCAATGATGCTAGTAAGCAGGATATGTATCAGGTATTTGATACAATGTATCCAGTACAAGACAGTGCATTCATGCAAGGATGGTGCAAAGACAGTATCATGTATGAATGTCTAGGAGCAAGAACTGGTATGAACAATGCAAGTTCTAGAGCAGATCAAGCTAAAAGAGCATTGACTAAAGCAAATGATGATCGTGTGGATACAGTCACAGAGATTGGTCAGCAACAAGACTATGACAGAGTGGCAACATTCAGAGGATGGTCTGACCTAGCAGACTATTGGACAAACAGACTAGATGCCTGGTCAAATAGATTTGAAATGATCTATGGTGAATCATGGGAACAAGCATTGGATACCAAAAACAAATCCAAAGCTACACCATCTAAACTAAGACAACCAACAGATGAGGAGCATGAAGAGTATGCAGACAAGATACTCAATGCAGATATCAACACATTGGTAGGGCAGGGGGTATAGTACCCCCCCCAAACAGGAAGGAGAAGTGGGATCACCGAGATGCTACTAATACTAATTATCACAATATATGTGATGTACAAAGGAGGCTTATATGCAAAAAGAAATGTCAATACTGGGATATTTATTCGGTCTAATCAAGAAAGTATTTATGTCAGTAATCAACGGAGTACAAGGACTACAGTTCCAAGATAGATCAGAATACATTGGAACATTTGTACTAATATATCTATCGCTAGGTGGTGGACTTGTAATGATGTGGATGATACTAGGACTAAATCCTACACTAATACTATCAGTAATTGCAGCACCTATTTGGATATTCATTGTATGGGTATCAAACAATCTGACTAAAGCAATCATCACAGATCGCAAAAGAAAAGCAGAACACAAAAGGAGAAAGTAATGGAAACTATACTAATGCTACTAGGTATTATTGTATTATCACTAATGTGTATATCATTCATAGCTAGTATATCAGCTACATTTTTATTCTATCGTGCAGTAACAAAGCATGATGACCAGTCGGACTAGACTGGTTGTGATAGGAACTATCACCGAATCCGACATTTTGACTTTTTGTAAAAAAGGAGAAACAAATGACTAAACTACCAGAACCACAAGACAGCTTCACACAAGATGAACTAGATAGGTTTGATGTTATATACACAAAATACTATGAGCATTGTAATAATTATCAGGACTTAGAAAACAAATGTGTAGAGCATATGCTATATGATGGAGTTAAACTTATATATGTTCCAGAGATCAGAGAAATGGTCAGAGAAAGGTTTGATTATGATGTCAATAGAGAACCAGAGATTTCGTAGATGTTTCAGATGTCTAGGACTTGGAGTAATTGTAGATAGTAACAATCCAGAAGCATCAGAAGAATGTGATGTATGCTTTGGAGAAGGAAAGATAGGAGTATATAATGATGAATACCGAGGGCTTGAAAGTACTGAAAGCAAGACTGTGGGATCAAAGACTAGCGACAAGGGATGCGATTAAAGGATATAGTAAATCAACTGCACTCAGTCGGTTAGATGATTTGTTTCTTATAGAAAATGAAATGCTAGAGGAGTTTGAGAAACTAAGAACTGCTATAGCTAAAGATATAACAACTGTAGAAGGTTGGTTAAAACAGTTAGAGGAGTTAAAATTTGAAACCAGATAGGAGGTAAACATGAGATGCATAAGACCAGGACATTACCAAGCAACAATACCATATGGTCAAGACCAAGTAATAATTGTGAACATTGTAAAAGTAAAATCAAACTTCAAGCACAGTATTACTAAATGGAGATTGACAGTTGATGATAGTGTACTAGGTCCACAAGTCAAAAGCGATTGGGATTCAAAGAGTTCAGCTATGACTGTAGGCAGAAAAGAAGTAGAGAACTTGATGTTCAAAGCTCTACAAACAAGGATTATCAAGGGTTTTCAACTACCCAAAGATTATTATGGAAAGGAAGAACTATATGAGGTGTAACGCAGAAACATTCAAAGATATCATGTGTAAGATAAACAGGATATCTCCAAATGCTAAGATTGTATTTCAATCAAAAGTATTTCACAGTACTACTGATGAATCAGAGTATCAACACCATGACCACAGAGGTATTGATAAGATTGAAATAGAATTTGCTGATGGTATTATCAGCGAAAAAGATAAAATAACAATATCAGTAAGTTAGGGGGAACTATGTTACCAGAACAACTAGACTTCGCAGTTCGAAGTGAAGAAGTATACAATCAACACCAGACTAAGATACCTGGCTACAAACAGTTGGTTCGTGATGACACCAACGAGTTGATTGCTATACACAAAGATTCATACAAAGTTATCACACATCAACAGTCGTATGAATTAGCATATGATTATCTTAGTAATCATTTTCATACTGATGATATGACAGAAAATTACAGGATGTCTAACAATGGTGCATTGATGGCAATACACTTTAGACTACCAGCATATTCTGTACCATACAAAGGTTCTTTTATTACTTTAGAAGCTATACTTCATAACAGTTACAATGGTATGAGGCAGCTGACATTTGATCTTGGATACTATTTCATGTTGTGTTTGAATGGTTTGAAATCACCACTATGGGATGTTCGTATATCATCACAACACAAAGGTAACAAAGAAGTTACATTTGAAAGACCAAATACATTTGATGTCAATGACAGACTACGAACTGTATCTAATACAATGGAGAAGTGGTCGTCTATTCCAGTAGACAACAATGAATTTGAATATCAAGTAGATCAGTTATGTTTACAACCAACTGAACAAGACAAAAGCCATGTCAATCAAAGACACAGAGGCTATATCTTGGATGAATACTACGACAACTATTCAAGACAGTTTGGTACAAACAAGTTTAGTGCATACCAGGCTATGACACATTGGAGTACACATTATCCAAGTGATTCAATAAATACTAGGTATGATCGTGAAAGAAAGGTTGCAAACTGCAAGTGGTTTCACTAAAACAGAATAGAGGGCAATCGATCTTCATATTATATGATCTCCTTCCTCCGCATGGTTGCCCTCCACAAGGAGGTATAATGGCAAAGCGAGGATATGTACCTAAACAGATGCTTGAAAAAGAAAGATGTTTAGAGTGTGGTAAGCTATGGACAAAAGCCATGCTTATAGATTATAAACTGTATACTTGTATTCGTTGTTACAATAGGAGGTTATATGGCAAGAAAAGTAAATCACATTGATCCTGGATATTATATTGGTCCAAAGATTCAAGTTATTCAGATCATAGAACAGTTCGATCTCAATCACCATGAAGCTAATATCATTAAGTATGTTATTCGTAACAGACATAAGAATCCAGATAAACCATCACAAGACTTAAGAAAAGCTAGATGGTACATAGACAGATTGATAAACTACTATGAAAATAAATGATGCAATAAAATCTTTTGCAAGAAATAAAAAGCTAAGAAAGAAACCAACTAAATATAATCTTGCAGATCCTGTTCAAAGAAAAAGATGGTGGATCAAAAGAGTTACATATTTAGCTAGAGTTTGGTTTGATCGTGATGTAGAATACAGATTGCGAGAAGGATTAATTAATGGAGATCCGTCAGCAAAAAGATTAGCTGATGCTCTTTGGAAAAAAAAATCTGATATCGAAGCTATAGTTGAGAGGAAGGTAAATGAATATACAAAGTCAAAAGAAAGTTATAGACAGAAGCTCAGGGATCGGAGGGAGTGATGCAAACCTATTGGTCGCTGGTAAATGGAAAGAACTTTTTGAAATCAAAA